GGTGCACCAAGAGAAATTAATATTAGTTTTTATTGTTTTAATAATAAATTAACATCACTAGAAGGCGCACCAAGAGAAGTAGGTGGAGATTTCATGTGTAATAATAATGAATTAATAACATTACATGGTGGACCAAGAGAAGTTAGTGGTGGTTTTCGTTGTTCGCATAATAAATTAACATCATTAAAAGGTGCACCAATATATGTTGGTAGTTTTTTTGATTGTACAGATAATCAATTAACATCATTACAAGGTGGACCAAAATATATTGGTAGTAATTTTTATTGTTATAGCAATAAATTGATATCATTAAAAGATGCACCAAGAGAAGTGGGTTGTGATTTTGATTGTTCACATAACAATTTTAAATCAGAACCTGATCATTCATTTATTAATATTGGGGGAGATTTTATCTGGAAATGAAACTACAAGAACTATTTTTAAAAGAAGAACAACAATTCTTAACCGATAAACAAGAAATAGAGAATTGGTTAAAAAAGATGAACATTAATGAAAATTATACCATTCATGATAATGGTATCGTTGATGTTAATGGTGATGTTAATATTTCTAATAAAAAATTAGAATATATACCAGTTCAATTTGGTGAAGTAGATGGTGTTTTTGATTGTTCATATAATCAATTAACGTCATTAAAAGGTGGACCAAAGGAAGTAGGTGATGATTTTTATTGTTCAAATAATCAATTAACATCATTACAAGGTGCACCAAGAGAAGTAAGTGGTAATTTTAATTGTTCAGATAATAAATTAACAACATTACAGGATGCACCAAGAGAAATAAATGGTAATTTTGATTGTTCATTTAATAAATTAACATCATTAAAAGGGTCGCCAATAAAAGTAGGTGGTAATTTTGATTGTTATAATAATCAATTAAAATCATTAGAAGGTGGACCAATAGAAATTGATGGTGTTTTTAATTGTTCATATAATCAATTAACATCATTACGCGGTGCACCAAGAGAAATAGATAGTGATTTTATATGTTCACATAATCAATTAACATCATTACAGGGTGGACCAAAAGAAGTTGGTGGCTTTTTTGATTGTTCATATAATAAATTAACAACATTAGAAGGTGCACCAAGAGAAGTAAGTGATAATTTTATCTGTTATTATAATAAATTAACATCATTAAAAGGTGGACCAAAATATGTTGGTAATAATTTTTATTGTTATGGCAATAAATTGGTATCATTAGAAGGTGCACCAAAAGAAGTGGGTGGTGATTTTAATTGTTCATATAACAATTTTAAATCAGAACCTGATCATTCATTTATTGATATTAGTGGAGAATTTATCTGGAAATGAAACTACAAGAATTATTTTTAAAAGAAGAAGAACATAAATTATTAACCAATAAACAAGAAATAGAAAATTGGTTAAAAAAAATGAAAATTAAAAACTATAACATTCATGATAATGGTATAGTTGATGTTAATGGAGATGTTGATATTCATTTTAAAAAATTAACATATATACCAGTTCAATTTGGTAATGTGAATGGTTATTTTAATTGTTCATTTAATAAATTAACATCATTAAAAGGATCGCCAAGAAAAGTAGGTGGTAATTTTGAGTGTTATAATAATCAATTAAAATCATTAGAAGGTGGACCAATAGAAGTTGATGGTGTTTTTGATTGTTCATATAATCAATTAATATCATTACAAGGTGCACCAAGAGAAATTAACATTGGTTTTTATTGTTTTAATAATCTATTAACATCATTACTAGGTGCGCCAAAAGAAGTAGGTGGTAATTTTGATTGTCATATAAATAAATTAACATCACTAGAAGGCGCACCAAGAGAAGTAGGTGGAGATTTCATGTGTAATAATAATGAATTAATAACATTACACGGTGGACCAAGAGAAGTTAGTGGTGGTTTTCATTGTTCGCATAATAAATTAACATCATTAAAAGGTGCACCAATATATGTTGGTAGTTTTTTTGATTGTTCAAATAATAAATTAACATCATTAGAAGGTGCACCAAAAGAAGTAGGTGGTAATTTTTTTTGTAAATATAACAATTTTAAATCAGAACCAGATCATTCATTTATTGATATTAACGGAAAATTTATTTGGAAATGAAACTACAAGAACTATTTTTAAAAGAAGAACAACAATTCTTAACTAATAAACAAGAAATAGAGAATTGGTTAAATAAATTATATATTGAAAATTATATTATTCATGATAATGGTATAGTTGATGTTAATGGTAATGTTGGTATTTCTAATAAAAGATTAACATATCTACGAGTTCAATTTGGTGAAGTAGATGGTTATTTTTCATGTTCACATAATCAATTAATATCATTGCAAGGTGCGCCTAGAGCAGTTCGTGATGGTTTTTATTGTCATGGTAATAAATTAACATCATTGCAAGGTGCACCAAAAGAAGTAGGTGGTAATTTTGATTGTTCAGATAATCAATTAATATCTTTACAAGGTGGACCAAGAGAAGTGGGTGGTTATTTTAATTGTTCAGATAATCAATTAACATCATTACAAGGTGCACCAAAAGAAGTAGGTCGTAATTTTATTTGTAAAAATAACAATTTTAAATCAGAACCAAATCATTCATTTATTAATATTGGTGGAGAATTTATCTGGAAATGAAACTACAAGAATTATTTTTAAAAGAAGAACAACATAAATTTTTAACCGATAAACAAGAAATAGAGAATTGGTTAAAAGAAATGTATATTAAAAATTATACAATTCATGATAATGGTATAGTTGATGTTAATGGAGATGTTGATATTTCTAATAAAAAATTAGAATATATACCAGTTCAATTTGGTGAAGTAGATGGTAATTTTAATTGTTCACTTAGTCAATTAAAATCATTACTAGGTGCACCAAGAGAAGTGGGTGGTAATTTTGATTGTTCATTTAATATTTTAAAATCATTAGAAGGTGCGCCAAAATATGTTGGTGGTGATTTTGATTGTCATGATAATCAATTAAAATCATTAAAAGGTGCACCAAGAGAAGTAAATAATGATTTTAATTGTTCATATAATGATTTAACATCTTTACAAGGTGCACCAATGGAAGTAAGTGGTGATTTTTATTGTTCAAATAATAAATTAACATCATTACTAGGTGCGCCAAAAGAGATAGATGGTGATTTTAATTGTTCAGATAATAAATTAACATCATTAGAAGGTGGACCAAAAGAAGTGAGTGGCAATTTTAATTGTTCAAATAATCTATTAACATCATTACTAGGTGCACCAAGAGAAGTAGGTGACAATTTTACATGTTATAGTAATAAATTAACTTCATTAAAAGGTGCACCAAAAGAAATAGGTGGTAATTTTGATTGTTCAAATAATCTATTAACATCATTACTAGGTGCACCAAGAGAAGTTGGTGGTGGTTTTTATTGTTTTAATAATAATTTTAAATCAGAGCCAGATCATTCATTTATTAATGTTGGTGGAGGTTTTATCTGGGAATGGAACTAAATAACAATTTTGAATCAAAACCAGATAAATCATTTATTGATATCAAAAATATTTGTTTATCAAATTTAATTTAATTTTTAATAAAAATATTTTTATGAAATTTTAATTAATTATGACAGGTTATAAATAATTTAAAATATGTTCATAACACTATTAAAGAAAGGAGGAATAACAAAATTAAGTTAATATATTATAATAAAATGGGTTTATCTGTTAATTTAACAGAGAGGTAATAAAATAATGTCAAAAAGATTAAAAGGTAATTTAACTAATTCAAAACAAAAATATCCATCATCTATCGAAAAAGAAATATTTATAAAACATAAAATAAATGCAAAAAATACAGCCCAACAATTATATTTAGATTTTTTAAGAGAAACACCAATCACAATATGTTTAGGTCCTGCTGGATCAGGAAAAACATATCTAGTAACAGCAATCGCATTAGAAAAATTATTATCAAAAGAAGTTAATCGTATAGTAATAACTCGTCCTGTTGTAGAAGCAGGTGAACATTTAGGTTATTTACCAGGTACATTAAGTGAAAAACTTCATCCATATCTGTTACCATTGCTTGATAGCATAGAAGATCATATAGGTCCTACAATGACGAAAAAACTATTTGATAACAATAAAATAGAAATAGCACCATTAGCATTTATGAGGGGAAGAACATTTAATAATTGTTTCGTAATATTAGATGAAGCACAAAATGCAACAAAAGAACAGATTAAAATGTTTATTACAAGAATTGGGTTTAATTCATATTTTGCTATTAATGGAGATAGTTCTCAATCAGATTTACCTAATAAATTTGATAATGGATTAATATGGATATCAAATAAATTAAAAGGTGTTAGCTCTGATATTATAGTTCATGAATTTAATAAAAAAGATGTTGTACGGCATCCATTGATTGAAACTATTCTAACACATTTAGAATCATCTAAAAAATGAATTTATTATTCTTAAATAAATTAAAAATATTAAAAAATGTATTTTTATATAAATATATTTATTATATATAGTATATTAAATAAATCTGAAAATACCGGCGGATTTATTTAACTTTTTGTGAACCGGCGCAAATAGAGGAATAAAATTATGGCATACGTTTTAAATTGGTCAGACATTGTTAAAGGTACAATTATACTAAATCCTTTAGCAGTTGATACCACATCAACAAGTATTACTTTATTTGGTAAAGGTGCACCAAATTATGGTGAAGGTCAACAAGAAGGCATTCTTAAAATCCTAGAAAATTTTGCTTCTCCTAATCCACCACCACACCCAACTCACGGGCAAATTTGGTTTAATACTGGAGACAGAGTTCCATATATTTATGACACAAATAATACTTGGAAGCCAATAGGTGGTATTTGTGTTGTATCTCCAACAGCACCAACAAATGTTGTAACAGGACTTTTATGGTGGGATAGTGATGATGAAATAATGTGGGTATGGGATGGATCAGCATGGAAAAAGGTTAGTAGTAATTTTGTTGCAGTTGCATATTTAGAAGAATATAATTCATTAGTTGATTTATATAATCAAATAGCTGGAACACCAACTGGACCACTAAGCTCTGGATGTTCAACAGTATTTGGTTATGGTCAGAATAATTTACCACATCTAACATCAATGACAAATTTAGATTGGATAAATTTATTAAATAAATTTAGAAATATTGCAAACCATCAAGGAGTAAGTAGTGCAAATATAAGTACGCGTGGATTTATTTATGATCATACTTCAAATATTCAATGTGGTATTACAACATTATTAAATGAATTCAATAATACTCAAATTAATATTAACGATTTATTTACTACACGATTCCAAGCAACATCATTAGAATCAAGTAATGCAGGTGGATTCCATCAATCAACAAGTGTTTGGGGAACCACAAAATATCATGAAGTATTTATACAATTTACAAATGCTAATCACATGAAAGCATTTTTTAATTCTGGTGGAAGAATTCAAATCACACCAGATTTAAATCCTACACCACCACCAGATCCTATAAATTTAGCATATGATGCACTTTTAGCATCAATTGGAACTATTACTATTTCTGCATGTAATACAACAGCTTCATTAATGTCGGGTGTTGGAGTACAGGGTTTCTATAATATGACTACATCATATCAGACATATTTTGAAGCGCATGTTGGTGGAAATCCATTAGACAATGGTTATAAGGTTCAATGTAAAATAGAAAATGGAAAAGATATAAGAGTATATATAGAATTTGATATGACAAATATGTATTATTATTCAGGGATTGATGGAACAATAACATCTGATGTAACACAAGTTAAAGCATCTGAGTTATATCTAAACGATCCAGAAATAGCATTTGCTACTATGTCTAGTACATCTAATATATAAAAAATATTAAAAATAAATTTTTAGAATTTTATGGCTAAGAATGAAAATCTTAGCCATAAATATTTTTATATTTTATAAAGGATAATAATATGTCAGATACTACTACAATGAATGCTATAGATGAAAGATTAGCTGCTGCATTAGAAGCATCTAACTATAGAGTAACTTTACAATTACAAAAAAATGCATCTAAATTAAAACTTAAAAGTGATTTAACATTTTCAATTAATGGTGGTATATTTACTGCCGATAGAGATTTAATTTCATTTGTTTCAGCATTATTAAATTTAAACAAACAAGAAGCAGTGTTATTAGATAATAACGATAACCCAATAAAAATAGATAATCTAAAAAACTTTTTAGAAGAATTAGTAGAATTATATAATGCTGGAATGGATGAACATTTAAAAGAATATAATAGATTAAAATCAGCTAGAACTACATCAAAAGTTGTTACTTGGTGATAATATATGTCAAAACGTGGAATAGTTTTTTTTGCTATCAATAATGATCGTATTGATTACTTAAAATTAGTACATCTTGCTGGAAGTCTTGTTAATAAAAATATGCATGGGATTCCCATATCAATAATTACTGATGATTACAGTATTGGATGGGATTATTTTAAAAATAATCAAAAACAATTTGAATCAATTTTTGATAATATTATCATATTTAATGATGATTCAATTTTAAATAATAAAAATATTCGAGTATATAGAGATACACAATATCACTCAATAAATGCAGAATTTAAAAATAAATCCAGATCTGAAATATATAAATTATCACCATATGATGAAACACTTTTGTTAGATGTTGATTATTTTGTTTTAAATGATGTTTTGAATACAATATGGGGTTGTGAAGAGGATATTTTAATAAATTCAGATGCAATAAATTTACATTATGAAAAACTTACTGGCCCAGAATTTAGATTAAATCCATATGGAATTAAAATGTTTTGGGCAACTGCCATTTATTTCAAGAAAACGCCAAGGGTTAAACTTTTATTTGATTTTGTTGAACATATTAAAAATCATTGGGAATTTTATAAATTAGTTTATGACTTTCCTGGTAGTTTATTTAGAAATGATTATGCATTTTCTATAGCATTACATGTATTAAATGGTTTTCTAGAAAATGATGAAATTAAACCATTACCTGGTGGGCCATTATTAACATTAACTGATCAAGATCAATTATATAAATTTAAAAATAAAAATGAAATATGTGTATTTGTTAATGATATGAAAGAAAAATGGAAATTTTACGCATCTACAATAAAAGGAATAAACATTCATTGTATGAATAAACTGTCTATATTAAATAATTTTGATAATATAATGAGAGTTATAAATGAGTAAGGGATTTTTTACTATTGCTCAAGGAAAGCAATACCAACGAATGGCATATGGTCTTGCATTGTCATTAAAATTAAGTCAAAAAAAATATTCAAATTTATCAATAGGTGTAACAAAACAAGAAATCAAAAAAATACCATCAAAATATAAAATGGTATTCGATGAAATAGTCGAAATACCATGGAAAGATGATGCAAAAAAATCAAAATGGAAACTCGAAAATGAATGGAAATCCATTTATATGTCTCCATATGATGAAACAATAAAATTAGATGCAGATATGCTTTTCTTTACAGACATAACTAATTGGTGGTCTATATTAGAAGGAAATGAAGCTGTATTCACAACGGACGTTTTAACATATAGAAACGAAAAAGCTACATCAACATATTATAGAAAAGTTTTTGTTGAAAATAATTTACCTAATGTATATTCTGCATTTTTTTATTTTAAGAAAACAGATAAAGTTTTTGAATTTTTTAAATTATCAGAATTGATATTTAATAATTGGCAGAAATTTTTTGAAGAATTTTTAGAACCAATTCATAGACCACATTATGTTAGTACAGATGTTGTTTTTGCTATAGCTGCTAAAATATTAGAATTTGAAGAATTAAATCATAATAGAAATATTTTGATGCCAACTTTCGTGCATATGAAAACAAAAATGCAAAATTGGCCAGATGATATTTATTCAAATGAAGACTGGACAAAAATGATACCAGTATATTTTACGCCAGAATGTATATGCAAAATAGGAAACTATTTACAAATATATCCTTTACATTATTATGTAAAGAATTTTTTAACAGACGAAAAAATTTATTATATGGAGAAAAAATTAGGTGTCTAAATATTATTGTTTTTATGATACTAAAATCAATAAAATTTTAAGAATATCTCCTGTAAAAAAATCAAGAGATACAGATACTAAATATACTGTGTGTTTTGAAATTGATGAATCATTAGCCAATGATATTTTAATAGGTAAAAAATCATATAAATCATTGATTGTTTTTAAATCATATGATAATAAATATTCATTATTAGAAAAAGAAATGGCTATTAAAAAAGTTGAAAAAGCGATCAATTTAATAGACACATTACCTTTAGTAGAAATAATTGAAAATAATGTAAATAAAAAATTTAGTTCTGTTGATATAAAATTAATATTTTATAAAAAATCAAAAAAAATTAAAATTTTTATTTCTAATGAAATAAAAGATTTAATTAAAGAACCTATATGCTTTTATATAACTGGTAAAAATGATCCGTCTAATTTATTACGTATTATTTATTTAGATAAATTAAATGATAATACATTTAATATAGATTATATACGTGATCAATATTCAATATTTACAAAAAGAATATTTAATAATTATTATATGGAGTTTTTAAATGAGTAAAGAATATAATATGACAGAATTTGATATTTTTTTCATATCATATGATGAACCAAGATGTGAAGAATTTTGGGCAAATCTTTTAAATTTTGCACCATGGGCTAAACGTGTTCATGGTGTAAAAGGTTTTGATAATGCTCATAAAGCATGTGCAAATCAATCTGAAACAGATAGATTTATTACAGTAGATGGTGATAATTTAATAGATGAAAAATTTTTAGAAAATAAAATAAATATTCCAGAAATATATAATGACTGTGTTTTTTCGTGGGCTGGTAAAAATTTTATTAATGGTTTAGTTTATGGAAATGGTGGTTTAAAACTTTGGACAAAAGATTTCGTTTTAAATATGAAAACACACGAAAATGCAGAACGAGATGAAGAAACTGTTGATTTTTGTTGGGATAAAAAATATATCCAATTAAATAATATATATTCAACAACATATCCAAATGGTTCACCATTTCAAGCATTTAGAGCGGGTATGAGAGAAGGTGTAAAAATGTCCCTTGATAGGGGTAAAAAAATACCACCAAATCTCATTAAAACAACGATACATGAAAAAAATCTTAAAAGGTTAATAATTTGGATGTCTGTTGGTGCAGATGTTGAAAATGGTTTATGGTCTATATATGGTTCAAGGCTTGGTTTATATATGGCCAATTTGACAGATTGGGATATAAGCTCAATAAGTAATTATGATTGGTTTAAAGATTTTTGGAATAATGAAATTAAAGATAAATTTATTGGAAAAGATTATTATTGTAAATATACTAAATATTCATGGTCAAAAGATTTATTAATAAAAGAAATTATTAAAATAGGTGAAAATATACAAAAACACACTGGATTAGATATTGCATTATTAGATGAAAACCAAAGTAAATTTTTTAAATACGTTTATGAAAATCCAAGACGCACCGGAATATTAACAACAGAATTTGAGGCCGATAATGGAGTAAAATAATGTTATCAAATAAAGAACACCTAGACAAAGTTAAAAAATTTAAAGAAAAATTAGATTCTGTGTCACCAACATTTTGTTTAGCGAAATGGTTACAAGTTACTACTAATTTATATAATGGAACAACACATTCGTGTCATCATCCAACTTCGCATAAAATAGATGAAAATGATTTATTAAATAACCCTAATTCACTACATAATACGCCAATAAAAATTTTTGCTAGAAAAGAAATGTTGGAAGGTATTCAAACTAAAGAATGTCAATATTGTTGGAATATTGAAAATCTTCCAGAAAAAACAATAAGTGATAGAATATATAAAAGTTCTAGTAGTTGGGCTGCTCCATATTTTTATAAAGTTTTAGATTCTAAATTGGGTGAAAACATTAATCCAACATATATGGAAATAGCGTTTGAAAATATATGTAATTTTAAATGCACATATTGTATGCCAGATATTTCATCTAGATGGATGGAAGAAATACAACATCATGGGCCATACAAATTATCAGAATATGAATTACATAATTTAGATTATCTAAAAAGAATTGGAAGATTTCCAATTCATCATAAGGAATATAATCCATATATTGAAGCATTTTGGAAATGGTGGCCAACTTTATACAATGATTTACATACATTTAGAATAACTGGTGGAGAACCATTATTATCAGAAAATACATGGAAAATATTAGATTATATCAAAGACAATCCAAGAAAAGAATTAACATTTGCTATTAATAGTAATATGGGAATTCCACATGATTTAGTTCTTAAATTAATATCATACTCAAATGATATTATTAAAAATAATAAGGTAAAAGCATTTATGTTATTTACTAGCGCTGAATCAATAGAAAAACAATGTGAATATATAAGATATGGTATGGATTGGACGTTATTTTGTAAAAATATAGAAACATATTTAGAAATGACAGATAAAAGAGCAAGAATTAATTTTATGGTAACAGCTAATTTATTAGGATCACCAAGTTTTAAAAAATTTTTAGAATTTATATTAAAATTAAGACAAAAACATAACATAACAAATGCTTATAATAGAGTAAGCATTAATATACCATATTTAAGACATCCACCATTTATATCTGTTACACAATTGCCAAATGAATTAAAAAAGAAATACACAGAAGAATGGAAAGATTTTGTTAGATCTAATTCAGATAATAAAAAAATTGGTATGTTTTATTTAGAAGAAATAGATCAAATAGATAGATTGTGTGCATATATGAATTCTAAAGAACCAGAAAAAACATTAATGAAAGATTTTTATTTATATTATACAGAAGCTGATAAAAGAAGAAAAACAAATTTCGTTGAAACATTTCCAGAATTAGAAAATTATTTTTATGAATGTAGAGATATTACACTATGATGATGGATGTTATTTTTATTTCATATGATGAACCAAATGCAGATGAAAATTGGAATAAACTTGTTTCTGTTTTTCAAAATGCAAAGCGTGTGCATGGAATAAATGGAATATTTAATGCTCATAAAAAAGCTGCTGAAATATCAAACACACAATTATTTTATGTTATAGATGGTGATGCAGAAATATTACCAAATTTTGATTTTTCATATAAACCACCTGTTGGTATACGTAATTTAACACATGTTTGGAGAAGTAAAAATCCAGTAAATGATTTAGATTATGGTTATGGTGGTGTAAAGATATTATCTAAAAATTTTTTTAAAATACAAAATAATAATAAAACATTAATAGATGTTACTAGTAATATTTCAGATGGTCTTTATATTCATAATGATATAGCAAGTATTACAAATTTTAATTCTAGCCCATTTCACGCTTGGCGAGGTGCATTTAGAGAATGTGTTAAATTAGCAAGTAAATCTATAAATGGACAAATAGATCATGAAACAGAACATAGATTAAATATTTGGTGTACAGTTGGTAATGATAAAAAATTTGGCCAATTTGTTATAGATGGTGCAAATGCCGGTAAAAAATATGGATTAGAAAATAAAAATGAAAAAGAAAAATTGATGTTAATTAATAATTTTGATTGGTTAAAGAAACAGTTCTATGAATACTATAATAATTGAACCAAATAAACATATTGGTATATTAAGTTATCCAAGAACTGGATCTACAATTCTTCAAGAATTTTTATGTTATGCATTTAATAAACAAAACTTTTATGAAATGTTAAACTTGCATAACACTCATATATTTAAATTAAATAAAAATAATTTAGAAATTTTAGATATCAAGCATAATTTTTTAGATATTATACGTAATTTAAATCCAAAAATAGAATTTAATAATAGAATAGATATATTAAATAAATTAGCATTAAATAACATATATGGAGTATTTAAAGTTTTTGATATATATAAATGAATATTCTGAATTAACTACAAAATTAAAAGCAGACAATATTCAATTAATTCGATTAGAACGAAAAAATAAATTATCAGCATTATTATCAAGATATATATGTGATCATTTAAAGATTTGGCAAGTAACATCACCAGATATATCCAAAAATATACAAGAAAATTTAAAATCTAATAAAATAACAATTAATATTAACACACTTAAAAAAGATTTATTTTTTATGGTTAAAGCATTTAGATATAAAAATATAATGTTTAAAGAAGTCCCGATTATATATTTCGAAGATTTTGAAAATAACCCAGATGAATATTTAAGATTTAAATTTAACGTTGATAAAAAATTTAGTACTAATAGTGAACGATTTACAAAAAAACCCGAACAATATTTTAAAAATATTGATGCTATTTATCGAGTATATGAATCTTATTATAATTTTTTTGAAATAAATATTTAAAACAATGTACTTAATCATTAGAATGTATTATAATAGCAAACAATAGAAATATTTTATACTAAAAACATATGACAAAACTTATAGCATTCTGCGGTACTCATGGTACTGGTAAATCAAGCACTATAAAAAAACTATCAGATATGTATTCAAATTTTATATATGAAGATACTTTTAAAGTGTCTAGAACATGTCAAGAAAAATTAGGATATTCAAAATTAGATGAAGCTTATGAAACTATCCCAAAAATGAAACAATTTCAAGAATTGATTTTAAAAGAAAAACGTAAATCAGATTACAATATTTTATTGTCATCTAATAAATCTATTTCTATAACTGAACGTTCATATTTAGATATTGCAGCATATGCAAAAGAATGGGTTACCCGTTTATGTTTAAATAAAAATATTTCAGAAGCTGATATTTTAGATTTACATTCTTGGTATAAAAATTATTTTGAAAGATGTTGTGAAATGATGTCTTTATATAGTGGTTTAATTCTTGTTTATCCATTAGATAATATTGAATTTGAAAAAGATCCAAATAGGGCAGATTTAGCTTCACGTGATAATATTCATAATTTTATAATTGATAAATTAACATCAAATAAGTTATGTTTTAATTTACCAATATTGCATTTAAAATCTGATACTTTAAATGAACGTGTACAAATTTGTATAAATTATATTAATGAATTACTTAATTCAAAAGTAATATAACTTTGATTATAATACAAGTTTAACCAAATTTTTATAAAATAATAAATTATGTCTAATTTATTTGGAACCGTTTATACAAAATCTGGATTTATCCCAAAATATGGATTATGTATTGATTGGGAAACAAGTGGATCTAATTTTGATGGAGATTCTAGTATTGATTATCAAGGTATTGCATTTGGTGCAGCAGTTTTCAATACTGATGATTTTTCAATTGTTGATAAAATGAAACGATATATTAAATTTGATAATAAAAAATATAAATGGTCAAATGATGCAGAAAAAATTCATGGTTTAACACGCGAATTTCTTGATAAAAATGGCAAAACACAAGAAGAAGCAGCAATAGATTTAGGAAATTTTGTATTAACGTATTTTGGCATAACACCAAAAGTTTTAATTTTGGGGCACAATGTTGATTTTGATATAGCATTTACGAAACAATTATTAGAACCATATGATATAATGTTTAAAATTCATCATGTTAAATTAGATACTTCTTCTGCCGGATTGATAGCATTTAACAAATTTAAATCAAATGATTTATTTAAATTAATAGGATTAGAAAATAGAAATGAACACGATCCATTACAAGATGTTGAATACACAATTGAATTAGCAAAAAGTATTCGTTTATTAATAAATTATGCGTTAGAAAAATAATGAAATTAAATATTTTAAATACGTATGTTTATGATAGAACTAAAGTACGTTTGTACGTTTAACTTGTAGACCATAGAAGGAAACCGAGATACCTTTGGTGAAAACATGGGAGAAATTGCATTCTTGGGTTTAAAACTCGAAATTAAAATATAGAGTTCAAATTCCAGATTAATCGATTTTTAAAATTTTTCAATCATCAACTAGTTTGGTTGGTATTTTTTATAAGTTTTGTATATGTTTATATAGTTTATACAAATTTATATGGAAAATTTATTTTAAAATGTATCCAAATTTTGTATTTGTTGTGAAATAAAATCTATATAGATAAAGATTTAACTTGGTCAAAATGGATAAAACAATCTGAATTGTATACAATTTTTAATATGAATGTTGAAGAAAAATATTTATTAATGGAGGATTAAAAATGTCATATCATATTGTTTCAACTAAACAATTAGCATTTGTTGCATTATTAATATGTATTTTGACAATAAGTGGTATTGAAATAAATAATATAATAAAAGAATATTATTCACTACCAGAAGTTGTTATTAAAAGTAGTGATAATTCTTGTATAAAAGTTATTAACTATAAAAATGGAGAATCATATAATTGCCAAGATGTTGATATTATTTTACGTAATTATAGAAAGGTTGTTAAACAAGAATGAAAAACTTTTCAGAATATAAATGTGACACATGTAAAAGAACAATAATATTAGAAAATGATATTAAGAGGTTTTTTGTTCCCAAGTGTACAATAACACTAGGATGTCGAGGAACTCTTCAAAAAATAAATGAACAAAATGTTAAAAGACGAATTTTACATTCTTCTGTCGCAGGATTAGAAGATTGGCGTCCTAGAGGAACAAAAAATATTGTAACACAAGAAATTAAAGAAGAAAAATTTATATCATTATCTAGTGGTGAAAATAATGAAATAACTCTAGCATCTATAGATAATGTTCCTAGTATAGATTTAATTTTTAATGTTGTAAAATCTAAATCAACCGAATATAAAGAATATGTTTATAATAAAAATCAGCCAATATCTCAAGTCAATGGTTTAGATGATACACCAGAAAAAAAACTTTTACGATTTACTTTAACAGATAATATTAGAGTATTTGTAAATGGTATAGAAGTAATTGAAGGAACAGATTGGAATAGAAATGTTTCAACACATACAATATTATTTTCACCTCCTATATTAGAGGATTCTTCGATTATTGTTATTGTGTCTCCAGAATTACCAGTATTTCAAAAAACTTTAACATTTAATAGAAATACACTTGGCGGAAATATATCTTCTGTATGGGGTAATGTGAATAAAATTGTATTTAGAAATCAAACGTATTTTTTGTATACATGCAATTCAACAGAATTGGTTATTGATGTAAATACTTCATTAACACTAAATTCTGTCGTGAATTCAACAATATCAAATATAATGCTTTTATTAGGAAATAAACCATGGAATATAACAGATAGAATATTTACATATTATGGTGATTGTAATAAAATAATAAATGATGTTGCAAATATTAGAATGATTAAAAATGATAATGATTTAGTAATAGAAATCAGCGAGTTTGGAATTTCTGATGCATTTCCTCCAATTAGAATTCCAAATATTGGCGGGTTATTTACACAAGAGAAATATAATTTAAATAATAAAAATGGAGTGCAATTTTTAAATACTTATAAAAATAAAAAAATACTAGGTCCAGTATAATGAATGAGAGATATTTTTATTTAATTAATATATATGGTGATTTAATACATACATTATATAATCCAAAATATAAATTTGAAAAAATAACAATAGCATCAAATGATTTTATTTCTGATATAGAAGCATTTGGGGAACTTTCAAAAATTTTAAATGATCCTATAATTTTTAATAATTATAACATTAAATTTTATTTTAACAAAAAATATTTTCCTAATAACGATAAAGTATCAAGTAAAATAGAAAAATTATTTAATCTTTTTAAAGAATATACATTAGAAGAAGTCATTAATCCTATAGCATATATAACAGTCATTGACAACAAAGAAAAAACAGAAGACGATGATGAAGATATTGTTAACGATGATGACAGTTATGATGAAAATGAAGAAGAAACAAATTTTTTATCACCTTTAAAAATTAAAAATGGATTAGAAATTAAAGTTTTTGTTATTTCGAGAAAAGAAAATTTAATAGACATAATCCACCAAGAAAAAGAAACACTTGTGCATTAAAATAACAAATAATATATGAATAAGAAAACGACTTATAGATATAGTGTTCAGATGATGCCATTATCGAAAGATTATCAAAATGATGATTTATGTTTTTATTTTCCAAATATATATGAAATAATAATGCTATCTGAGCCATTTGAAGATTATATAGAATGTTTTAATACATGTAATCTTTTTTTAGAAGATAAATTATCAGAAATAAATAATTCTTCAAATAAGCAATATGGAATCATCTGGGAATATAATCCTAGATATAAATTTATTATTTCAGATAATATAATAGATAATTATTTAATAGAACATACAAAAAATTGGAATTTAACTGATCTTTTAAAATTTTATATAGTAAAATTATCAAGTTTAAAAGGTAAAAGAAAAAGGTTTGAATCATTTTTAATGTCTACGATAATTGTCGAACCTGGAGAAATAGGGTCATTATACGTTCATTAAAAAATAAATTTAAATATATTTTAAAAAATTCTTTATTTCTTTCTTAATCAAAAGGAGTATATTTTATGGCACGCACTAAAAAACAAAAAACACAGTTTAGAAGTTTAATTGACATTTTAAATAATCCATCTGATAGAGCAAAACTTCAAGGTTTTATTGATGAAGCTGTTCGTTGCAAAACAAGAATAGCTGATGAAAACGAATCAATAAAAAATTTAAGAGATGAAGCAATTGACAAATTAGGTATTAAAGGTAAAAAATTTAATCAACTTGTTAAAATGTATTACAATAATAATTTTACAGAAATACAAATGGAAGCTGAAGAATTAGAAATGGTTATTGAACTTTTAACAGGAAACAAAATTAGCAATTAAAAATAATGTCTAGCAATTATATAAGCGGAATAATCGATTATAATAGAGAAAAAGTTATAATATGGGAACGTTCAGAAGAAGGGCGATTAAAAAAGGTTTATAATTGCCCTTATTATTTTTATATAGAAGATGAAAATGGAAAATTCATATCCCTCGATAACAAAAAATTAACAAGACTTGATTTTGAAAATTACGCCGAATTTGAAAAAACAGCGCAAAAATATAAAATTAAGTATGAATCTGATATTTCTCCACTTGATAAAATATTGATGGAAAAATATTATAAAAAAGATGCACCAAAATTACATTATTGTTTTATTGATATTGAAGTTGATTATCAACAAAATTTAGGATTCAGTTCACCTGATAATCCATATGCACCAATTAATGTTATAACTATCTATTTACAATGGCTAGATGAATATGTTACTGTTGCTGTTCCTCCAAGGGGATTAAAAGATAGCTCAGCTAATATTTTTTCTGATTTAACGTCGGACATTAATTCAAATTTAATAATTGTTTCATCCGAATATGAATTATTATTAACAACATTAGAAATTATAGAAGATTGTGATTTATTAAGTGGATGGAACTCTGATTTTTTTGATATACCATATTTAATAAAAAGAACCGAAATGGTATTAGGTAAAAAAATGACACAGCGTTGGTGTTTTCCAGGTGCAGATTATCCTAAATTCAAAGAAATTGAAAAATTTGGCATTAAAAATATTACTGTTAAATTAAGTGGACGAATTCATTTGGACTATCTTCAATTATTTAAAAAATTCACATTTGAAGGAAGAACTTCATGGTCGTTGGCATCAATCGCAGATGAAGAATTGGAAATTCCAAAATTAGAATATGATGGTACACTTGAAGAATTATATAATGGTACATTTTGTCCAGATTTATCAAATTATTCAGAAAAAGACATAAAAATTATATTAAAAGATTATAAAAATAGAAAATCAAGCATTGATAATCAAAAACTTGCCGCAGAAATCAAAAGAGAAATAATAAAACGTGAAATTAAAAAGAATAATAGCAATGAAGAATTATTAAAAGAATATGACGAAGTAAATCAAGAAGTTATAAAAATATCATTTTATAAATTTATTCTTTATAACATTCGAGATGTTCAAATTCTTCACAAATTAGATGAAAAATTTAATTTTATTGCTTTAGCAAATCAAATGGCACATGATAATACAGTCATGCTAGAATCTGTATTAGGCACCGTAAAATTTGTAGAAACTGGTATTATTAATTATGCACATCATGAAATGAATAAAATAGTTTCTGATAAAGAATTAAAACCATCACACGGTAAAGTTGAAGGTGCAATAGTTATGACACCAAAAATTGGATTACATGAATGGATAGGATCTTGCGACATTAATTCTCTATATCCATCATGTATACGTTCATTAAACATTTCACCAGAAAAAATAATAGGACAGTTTACAGATTTTGAAAATGATTGGTATGGAATATTTAAAGAAGATAATATTTCACATATTTTAGTTTTAGAAAATGGTGAAAAATACGAAGCTACTGGAAAAGAATGGAAAAATATTCTTAAAGAAAATAAATGGGCAATATCTGCGTATGGAACAGTTTTTGATCAAAGTAATGATATGGGAGTAATTCCTGCTGTATTGACTGAGTGGTTTAATGAAAGAAAAAAATTACAAACACATAAAAAAGAATGGTTAAATAAATTGGCCGAATTGGAAAAACAAGATAATAAAAATGAAAACGAAATAAATTATGCAAAAGAAATGATTTCTAAGTATGATTTATTACAAAATACAAAAAAAATCCAGCTTAATTCTACATATGGAGCATTATTAAATGTTTGGTTTAGATTTTTTGATGAACGTATGGGTGCATCTGTAACAGCAACAGGCAGACAAATAACATCACATATGATTAGGATGGCTGGAAAATATATTACAAATAAATTTTATGAATTAAATAAAACGTCAGAAGTTGATAGTGAAGGTAAAGTTAACCACATTTATACAACTGATTGCCCAGTTATTATATATGGTGACACCGATTCTGTTTATTTTAAAACAAACGCAAAAAACAAAGAAGAAGCAATACGAATAGCAGATGAAACCGCTAATTTTATCAATTCTTCATTTCAAAATTTTATGAAAGATGCTTTTTTGTGTAATGAAAATTATGATAATTTAATTAGAGCAGTTAGAGAAATTGTTGGTATTAGAGGACTATTCCAAGCTAAAAAGAAATATATTATTAGAGTTGTTGATCAAGAGGGAAAACCAGTTGATAAATTAAAAGCAATGGGATCAGAAATAAAAAAATCTGATACACCTAAAATAATTCAAAAATTTCTTAAAGATGTATTAAATATGGTTTTAGATGGTAAGTCATATAATGAATTAGAAACATTTATTAATAATTCTAGAAAAACTTTATTTAAAAACGACAAGAATTTAATAGCTATTGGCATTGCTAAAGCAGTAAATAATTTAGATATGTTTTATGATGAATGGACAAGATTAGAAAAAACAGGAAAAAGAAAAGTTAATCTTCCTGGACATGTTAGAGCTTCTATTAATTACAATGAATATGTTCAAAAAATTGAAGGCAAAGGTGCAAAAATTTTAAAATCTGGAGATAAAGTTTTAATTTTTTATTTAAAGCCAAATGCTGAAGGTTTCAAAAGTATTGCAATTCCAAGTGATTTAACAAAATTTCCAAAATGGTTTAATAATTTTGTTATAGATAAAGAGGAAACAGAAACTAAAATGATTGATGCAAAATTAGAAGGAATATTTAATGCATTAGGATATGATGTCCCAACATTTCAAAGAACATTATTAAACAAAATAATAGTATATTAATTATGATAAAATTATCAAATGAAAGTATTAAAAAAATAGAAGAATTGATTAATATATGTATACCACTTCATATAGATATGGTATTAATTGAAGATGGAAAAATAAGTGGTATCAATGATGAAAAATCATGTATTTTACTTTCTCAAAATGGAATATCTGATTTTCAGGATAATAAAATATGTCTGTCAAGACTTGGAATTCTTAATGCTAGATTAAATTTGCTTAAGAATGGAAAAGATTTTTCAATAATTGCAAAAGAAAATGATAAAAAAGAAATATCACAATTAGAATTATCAAACATATCATCTAAGATCCAATTTAGATGTATGTCACCAAATTTAATGAAAGCCCCAAAAGGTATTAATGACCCAGCAAATTGGTTATTGCAAATAACGAAAGAAGAATTAGAAAACATTACTGGTGCTGTTAGAGTAATGGGTGCAAAAAAAGTAATCGTTAATAATAGATCTAATGAATGTACGATTGAATGTTATGATGTAAACAATGATGTTTTTTCTCTAAAATTAGAAAATAGACCAATTTGGATAAATGAACAAAATGATCAAACATCAAATATATTCGTTCATTATTATGATGCTAATATTTTTATTCCATTATTAAAATTATCTATTAATAATGATAATATTATTGATATTATTATAGGCGAACTTGGAACAATATCGACAATTGCTGGTGAGCATACATGTACTATTATTCCACAAGTGGAGGTTTAATTCATATATGAATAAAACACAGTTAACAGAATTATCAAAAATTCATAATATTTTTAAAAATGAATTATTAAGTCAAAATTATAATGAATCAGATGAAATGATATTTAATAAATCTATTATATTAAATTTAAATACTTTATTAGAAACTATAATTGAAGAACAAAAATTGTCAGTTGATTGGTTACCAACACAGTTTGGATATTCTATAGAAAACAATATGCATAAATTTTATTTAACTATTAATAATAAAGAATATTCGTTCTTTTTAACAAATAATGAAATTATTGAAACACCTATTAATGATTTATTACATAAAATATGTACGTTTTTAATAGATAGTTCATTATTAAATGAATTGAAAAAGAACATGTTAAATAATGTAAAAATAGCAAAACAAAATGCTAATTTAATAAAATGAAGGAGAATTATTCTATGTCAAAAAAGGAAAAGAAAAATAAAGAAAATGATGTAAAACAAGAAAAAAATAAGAAAGAATTAAAGAAAAAAATTAAAAAAGATATTTTAGCTCTCAAAAGTATGACTGTTGCTAAAACTAATAGTAAAAAAATCACAAATAATAATGGTAAAAAATTAACCCAAAAAGATAAATTTAATAAAATATTACACGATATAGATAATATCATAAAAAAATTAGATGAACCAACATTAATTTTAATTTCAAATGGTATAGGTCAAGATAACCGAATTAGAATGGAGATGAAATGGAATGATGCATTTATTAAAAATGTAAATAGACATGGAATTGTTGCAACAACAGAAGAAGAAACTGCAATGTTATTCTTAGTTGGCTGTCAATTAAAACCTGAAGAATTCCCAGGACATGATGAAGAAGTTGTAAGTGATGCTCATCCTCTTTTATCAACCGATACAATATTAAAAAGATAAATTTATTTTATGAAAAGACTTATAGTAGATACACCAAACTTAATTTATAGAATTGCTGCTGCACAATGCGCAATAAAAAATGTAGATCCGAAAGATGCAGCAGGATTAGCAATGCATACCACATTGAACACATTATTAAAATATTTTAGAAAAATAAAACCTGACCAAATTGCCACTGTATTCGAAGGTAGAGATAATTGGAGAAAAAAATACACAAAAAGTGATAATTGTGTTTCTAAAAGAATATATAAAGCAAATAGAGCAAAAAGTTCATTCATGGAATATGTTTTTGGTTTAGTAGCTGATTTTGAAACTTTAGTGAGAGAACATACAAGTTTAATATGTTTATCACATCCAAATTTAGAAGGTGACGATCTCATTGCTGGTTTTTGTCAAAAATATAAAGATATTAAAGAAGATGAAACATTTATTTTATCAGGAGATAATGATTTTAAACAATTACTTAGATATAATAATGTCAGGATTTTAAATCCAGATAAAGATAAACCTATTTATCCAGAAGAAATAGATGCAAATTATTTTATTTTTGAAAAATGTTTTAGAGGTGATCCTGGAGATAATGTTATGTCTGCGTATCCACGGCTTCGTTCAACGAAAATAAGAAAAGCATATGAAGATGACTATACGAAAACACAAATTTTTAATGAAGAATGGTCAATAAAAGATGATATTTCAGGTGAAGAATTAAAAATGAACGTAGGAAAATTGTGGAAAGAAAATCAATTATTAATGGATCTAGAATGTCAGCCAGATGATATAAAACAAATAATAAAAGAAACGATAGATTTCGAAATCCAAAATCATGGAAAATTTAGTTTTTTTCATTTTAATAAATTTTTAGGAAAATATGAATTAAAAAAGATTGCAGAAAATTCCCAAATTTATGTAGATATGTTAAGTTCGACACATTTAAATAGTGAATATAAAAATATTCAAAAAGATAAAAATGATCTCAATGAAAAAACTAAAGAAAAACTAAAATCGCTTAGAAATTTAATAGTTTACTAAAAAATGTCATTGGACCAACTATAAATAAAAATGTCTATTTATAAATAGAATATTTTTAATTATAGGAGAAAATTTTATGGCATCTAAAACAAATCAAATAGTTGGTCAAAAAACTAATATTAATCATGTTGAATTAATAGATATTGATGACAGTGGTCTTTTACGTGAAGTTGCTGTTGTTAAACGTGATGAAGATGGAACATTACATTATATAGATATTGCATCACTTGCTGAGATTGATAAAGGACGATTAAAAAAGATTCTAATGTCACCACATGCTGATAAATATCCGTTATGGGAACTTTTATCACAATCTAGACTATCCAACGGTCTCAATGCATTGGATTTCTTTCATTATAACTTTATCAAAGTTAAAAGACCTGCTGGTGCTCGTGCATCATTATCATCAATCAAAGATAGTAAAGTTGTTGATGACACCATTGTTGGCTCAGAATTTACTAATCCAGCAGAAGCAACATTAGATAAAGCAACAAAAGAGTTTAAAATTTAATCAAATGAGTGTTTTTAGAAAATAAGTATAGAAGATGGTATTTCAATTTAATAAACAAAAGATTAAAAATAAAAATACCATCTTCTGATTATAGTGAAAAACATCATATTATTCCATTATCATTAGGTGGATCAAATGATCAATCTAATGTTGTTAGATTAACAGCAAGAGAACATTATATAGCGCATTTGCTATTGGTGAAAATGACTAATGGCATAAATAAAAGAAAAATGGCGCACGCATTATCAATATTTAATGCGATAAATAACAAAAATCAAAAAAGATATAAACCAAAATCTAAATTATATGAATTATCAAGACGCGTGTTGAGTGAAACTTTAAAAGGTTATCAACCATCAGAAAATTGCAGATTAGCAGTAAGTAAAGCAAAAAAAGGAAAACCATTAACTGAAGAACAACGTAAAAAATTATCTAAATCGTTAAAGCGTAATAAACCAGTTTTGATAATCACAAATAATAATGAAATAATAAAATTAAATGATTTTAGAGAATTAAACTTAGGATTATCTAATCATACATTATGTGATAAAATTTATCAAAGCGAAAAAACGCAATATTTTTCTATAATGACATCTGGAAAATTTAAAGGTTGGATATTTCATTATGATACGAATATTTTAATTAATTTAAATGAGATAAATGAATATCGTAAAAAATCTTTAGAACAATCAAAAACAAATAGATCTAATGCTATTAAATTGATACATAAACAAAAGAAAGAAGACAAAAAATGAATAAATTGTTATCTAAAGAAATTTCATTAATTGATGAAAATGGTAAAAAATTTAAATTTAAAAATTATAAGCATCTAAAAGAAACATTGCCAGATAGACCAATATCTACTATACAAACAAATAATAATCAAATAAATATAGATTTTTTAAATAATTTAACACACGATGTTAATATATTTGGCTATACAATCCCATTTGCAGATTTTAATAAAAAAATAGCAATAGATATTTTGTTGTTTTCAGAAAGATGTGAAAGAAAAATTAATGATAAAAAATATAACTTAACACAATTAGAAACATTTGAAAATAACGGATGGAGATTAATTCAGGTTTTTGAAGATGAACTAATAACAAAGCCAGATATTGTTTTATCTAGAATAAAACATATTTTAGGATTATCAGAAATAAAAATTTATGCAAGAAATTGTGAAGTAATACAAATAGATTCCAAAAAAACTAGACAATTTTTATCAGAAACACATATTCAAGGCCCGGGAAATTCTTGTGTTAATTCATTTGGATTAATACATAATAATAAAATTATAAGTATCATGACATTCAGTAAACCAAGATATAATAAAAATATTGATTGGGAAATTTTAAGATATTCTACAATAAATAACGTGAATTTAATAGGTGGAGCATCAAAAATTTTTAGTCATTTTGTTAAAACATTTAATCCTAAAAAGATTATTTCATATGCAGATAGACGATATAGTAATGGCAAACTTTATGAAAATTTAGGATTTAAACTAAAGGAAAAATCTTTTCCTTGTTATTGGTATTTTAAAACACCAGATAAAAAATATCATAGATCTACATTTCAAAAACATAAATTAAAAAGATTATTAGAAATTTTTGATGAAAATAAAACAGAATTAGAAAATATGAAAATAAATAATTGGGATAGAATATTTGATTCTGGAAATTATGTATATTTGTATGAAAAATAACATATTGAATATATTTATATTTTATAAAATTTGATATATAATTATAAATAACCATCATAATACCTATATTATATAATTAAATTAATATTTGCGTGTTTAACAACTAGGAGAAAAAATTGAAATTAACAATTTCTATATTGTCATTTTTTATTGCAATTTTTTTAAGTTGTTTATTTTTGTATTATAAAAATATAAATACATATGTTGGTACATCTGTCATTGCACCAAAAAATAATGGAAAAATTGTTGGTGGTTCAAATTCTGCTATTCTTCTACCGGAAAAATTAACAATAGAACAAAATCGTATTCTAAATTTTGCTTATAAAACAGCAAAAGAAGATGGTCATAAACATCCTGAAATACTCCAAGCAATTTTACTTCAAGAAACACGTGCTGGAGATATGAAATCTTTTAAAGTTGCTGGTCAAGAATTTGGACTTAAAACTAATGAAAGATATTATGGTATAGCTCAAATTAAACTTGATGCTGCTAAAGATGTTCTCAAAACATATCCAGATATTAAAAATAAATATAATTTTCATACTGATACAGATGAAGAAATTATTGCTCATCTAATTATGAATGATGAATTTAATATTGAAGTTGCATCAAAATATCTTCTAATTATAAGTAGATATAATAAAGATAGTAATTTTATAATTGGTGCTTATAATAAAGGTATTAATAGTGCTAAACAACTTGGTGAAAATATTGTAAATTTAGAATATGTCAAAAAAGTAAAACAATATATGTCTAAACTTTAATGAAAAAAATAGAAGATTTAATCAGAAGTAAAATTTCATTTAATTACAAAAAGGCTAATACTGGTTTTGAGCCAGTAATCTGTGCCGTCTGTAATGATTATAAACCACGTGGTGGTTTTAAATTTGATGGAAATATCATAGGATTTAATTGTTTTAATTGTGGAACTGATGGTGTATTTGAAGAAGGTTCAACACACATGTCTAAAAAATTTAGAAAAATTTTAAATGCTTTTCAAATACCAGATGATGAAATAGATAAAATATTAGCTGAAAACTTTATAAAAAATGGGGGATTAAATTTAAAAATAAATTCAAAAAATGAAGAAAAAGAAATAATAACTTTAGATCAACTCAATAATAAAAGCAGATTGACATTTTTTACACCTGAAGTAAAATTACCAAAAAACAGTATAAAAATAAATAAAACTAATCCTCAAAATGATCTTGAAAAAAATGTTGTAAATTATTTACTCAAACGTAAAGTTTTAAATACAAATCACGATTTTTATATTTCACTTGAAAATGAATTTAAAAACAGAGTGATAATTCCATTTCTACGTCAAGGAAAAATAATTTATTGGCAAGCAAGAAGTATTAATGATGATGTAAAACAAAGATATTTAAATTGCCCCTCAAATAAAACTGCCATTTTATATAATTATGATGAACTAATACGGTATAGTGATCTTCCATTATTTGTAACAGAGGGCGTGTTTGATGCTATACCAATTAACGGTGTTGCATTAATAGGAAGTACTATAAATGAAGTCAAAAAAGAATTATTAAATAAAGTTAAAAGACGTATAATATTCGTTATTCAAAGAGATAAAAATGGTGCTAGTTTAGCATATGAAGCATTAAAAAACAATTGGGAAATTTCATTTCCACCAGAAGGATTTAATGATGTGAATAAGGCAGTAATAGAAACAGGAATTTCTTGGACAGTAAATATGATTATGAAAAACATTCCAAAAAATAAAATAGAAGCAGAAATGTCTATATTATTAAACTGTAGTAAAGGAAAATAATAAAGTGGATTTAGAAAAACAGAAATTACTACTTAATGATTTAATTTCGGATTATAATCTTTTTGTATTATGTAATTCTATCATTAAACCATCATATTTCGACCCATCATTAAAAAAAGTTGTTGCGTTTGTTCAAGAATATTTTGAAAAATATAAAAATATTCCTGATGTAGATACAATAAAAACTGAAACAAACGTTACTTTTGTCAATAAAAAATTATCGCATGATAAAATAAAATATGTTGCTGACGAAATAGAAATTTTTTGTAAGAAAAAAGCTATTGAAACAGCACTCATTGAATCTATTCCTTTATTAGAAAAAGATGATTATGGAAAAATAGAATTAAATATAAAAAATGCTATATCTGTTGGTTTAATTAAAGATTTAGGAACAGAATATTTTAAAGATCCAGAAAATCGTTTAATGGAAACTTTAAATACTGCAATTCCAATTTCAACTGGTTGGCCTGAATTAGACATAAACATTAATGGTGGATTATTTAGACAAGAATTAACATTATTCATGGCAAATAGTGGTGTTGGAAAATCTATTATATTATCAAATATAACTGCCAATGTATTAAAACAAAAATATAATGTCGTCTATATAACATTAGAACTTTCTGAAAAGATTGTTGCAAAGCGTATAGATTCAATGATAACACATATAGCACAAAATCAAATTTTGTCAAATATTCCTAAAGTTTCTTCAGAACTAGAAAAAATAAGAGATAGTTATGGAAAACTTTTTATTAAACGTATGCGTGAAAGCACAACAAATGCAAAACATATTATAACATATTTAAAAGAATTTCAAGATACTACAGGACAAAATGTCGATTTACTTGTTATTGATTATTTAGATATTATGGCACCAACACAAAAAATATCAGCAGATAATTTATTTGGTAAAGATAAATATCTTTCTGAAGAAGTTAGAGCAATAGGATTTGATTTTGATTGTGCAATAGCATCTGCATCTCAAATGGGAAGAGCAGCATTAGAAGCTGAAGAAATTCATCAGGGACATATTCAAGGTGGAATTTCAAAAGTTAATACTGTAGACAATTTAATATCAATTATTCAAACTGATCAAATGAGAGCAGCTGGAGAATATGTTCTATCATTTGCAAAAACTAGAAACTCTGCTGGTGTTGGAAAATCAATAGTTCTTGGTTGGGATCCATCAACTTTGACAGTCTATTCATTAGAGGCAAAAAAAGATAATTTAAAATTATCAAAAAATATAAAAGATGATTTAACCGATAAAATATTAAATTCAGAATCAAAAAATACAAATATATTAAATTTAGTAAGAAAAAAGAATAAAGACACTGGCAATCAAGATTAAAATACATATATAAGATATAAATTTAGATTAATATTTTTATATTTTAAAATTTAGCATAAATAATCAATATTTGATAATATATATTTTTAAAAGGAGTTAATTATATGACAGAACAAATTAAAACAATTACTATTGACAATGTAGAGTACGAAGTAGAAAAACTTTCACCTAAAACCCAAGCTTTAGTTAGAATTTATCAAAAATGGGTTGAAGAACAACAAAAACAAAGATTAGACTTAGCAAAAACTGAAGCCGCATTACGTGACCTGTCTCGTGAATTAACAGAAGTTGTTAAAAATGAAACAGAAAAAAAAGATGAAAAATAATTCAATCAAAGTTTAATATACACGTGTAAATTAATAAAAGATTATAATTTTATTTAGTTTTTATAATTAAATAATGGAACTGACTATTCTATAATAGAAAGTTCCATTATTTTTTATAAATATAATATTATATATTTTTAATAACTTAACAATAACATGGTAACAATTTTAGAATCTATTAATATTTTAGAAAGTATAAATCATCTAGAAGATTTAGAAATAGATAAGTTCATTGATACTATAGAAAACATTTCTAAGTTTATTGCTACAGAAAAATTAGATGGTTTTAATTTTAGAGTTGGTTTTGATAATGAAGGTAATTTTTACACTTCTAGAGAAGGTAAAGGATCAAAAAAAATAAATCATAAAGAATCAGATTATGAAGATACTCCTGCCGAAACCAAATTTAAAGCAGCTCATCTAGCATTGCAAGCAGTTAAAAATAAGTTATCACAAATTTTAGAACCAGGCGAAGCAATAGAAGTTGAAGTATTATTTGGTAAACAACCAAATATGATAACATATGGTAAAGAAGGCAATAATTTTATTACATTTTTAAGATCAGTGGAAGGAACAGATAGTAATAAAAAACCAGATCAAAATAAGATTAAAGAATTATCAAAACAGCTCAATAATGATGAAGTTATAATAACAGTTGATTTATTTGATACTGATGATGGTATCAATATTAAAAAAGTTCCTACAGATATAAGATGGAAATTTGTGAGTACACAAAAAATAGACACAATAAATTTTAAAAAAATTAATTTTAAAAAAGAAATTGATAAACTTAAGAAATTTTTGAATGAAAAGAACAAACTTGCAAATACATTAAATTTAAATCTAACAAATTTTGATGTTTTAAATATAAATTTAAATAAAATAGAAAAAGAAAAAAGAGAAAAAATCAAAAAAGAACGAGATAATCTAAATAATAAAATTTTAAATAATTTTAAACTTCCAATAAAAGATAGTATTCTACAAAATGTAATTAGAAAAATTAAACCATCATTACAGGATAAAAATATCTCTAAAGATGAAGATTTAGGTATAGAAGGTGTTGTTCTTCTTGATCCTAATACTCAAGATCAAATAAAAATTGTTGATAAAGATATTTTTACTACTATAAATCAATTTAATTGGGCTATTAGAAATAACATATCTGGAAATGTAAAATCAACTGATCCACTTTCAGATCCTGTAGTAAGAGGAGGAATATTTGGAGATGCAAAAATAAGAATAGGAAGTTTGTTTGGCATACCAAATTTAGCAAGAACAATAGATGCTAAAAAAATATTTAGAAAATTTAAAGGTAGTACACCAGAAGAAACTATTAATAACTTTTCTAAGAATTTAGAAAATATAAATTTTCAAGATGTAAAAACTAAGATTTTAGCAATATTAAAATCTACACAGGATAATGTAAATGAAAAGTTGGAAACATTTAAAAATGAAAATCAAAATTATAAATTAATTCTAAAAAATGGAAAAACTATTGGATACACCCAAGAAGTTATTAAACGTACCTTATTAGCATTTGCTGAATTAAATAAAGATTTAAATGAAATGATTTCTCAAATAAAAAAGAGTAAAAATGTAAATCAATTAATTAATGTTTTATATGGAAAAATAATAAAAGATGTGCATAACGAAACACTTGTGAAAGAATGTATTTTACTAGAATCTAGTATATCATCTTCTGCAATTAACAGAAAACAGTTATTAACACTTTCAGCAGAACAAATAGGAAATGCATATACTGCTACATTATTAGCTTCTCTTTTATTATTAAAAAATAATATTAAAGATGTTAAAAGACTTTTATATGACCCAAATAATGCATCACTTAAAAAATATAAAAATAATATGAGTATATTAAATTTTTGGGGTCTTGTTTTATTTTATCCTGATAATAAAGATATTAAACGATATCTTAAACCAGATACTTTGAAAAAACTTAAAGAAATAGCAGGTACTTTCTTAACCAAAAGAATTAAAGCTATTCATAATACATTAAGTTTATCTAATATTTTAAATATTGATTGGAATGTACAACACCATAATATGAGAGTAGTCACGTTAAAATTGGGAAATAGAACAAATAATATAAATATAATAAGAGATGGAATAGATAGATGGGAAGAATTAGACGTATCTGATAAAAATTTAGTTATACAAAAAGTATTTAATTTATTATTAACATATACGCCTAATTCACCATTTTTAAATTTAATTAGTAAGTTATCAAATAAAATTTTAACACAGGTGCCTATGAACACTATGAATGTTAAACCTAATTTATTGAAGGATATTATTAAAATTGTTAAACTTAAAGAAGAAGAAGATAACGGATCAACAGTTTCTAGCGATACTGGTGCAATAACATCTTCATCTGATATTGGAACAGTTCCGATTAGAATTTTTAAAGGAAAAATTATTAGAAGAGTAAAAAGAACATATAAAAAAATACCAAAAATACATGCTTTTTTATTAAATAAAAAAGCATAATATATATAAATGAGGTAAATAATATGAAAAATTTATTTAAAGATATTAACGAAAATAAACAAATAACAACAGAAGTTCAAGCATTAGGTCAATCACCAAAAATTGATCTTTCATTAATTTCTAAAATTAATGATGATTCAGAAATTAAAAAAATTGATAAAAATGAAGTAAATAATATACTAAATAAATCTAAAGAAGAATCTGAAGAAATTGAAACTGTTACATTTGGATTAGAAACTGATGATAATGAAATAGTTAAAGTATATGTAAACGTAAAAGATGCAGATAAATTTGAAGAAGCAATGAGCAAAATGTTAGGAACAGAAGACAGTATTGAATCAGCATTAGAAAAACTTTCTACTGATTTTGATATAGTTGCTGTTGAATGGCCTAATGATGATGAAGATGAAGATGAAGATGAAGATGAAGATGAAGATGAAGATGAAGATGAAGATGAATATGAAGATGAATATGAAGATGAAGATGAATATGAAGATGAAAATGAAAATGAAAATGAAGATTTTGAGACAAATAATTTATCTAAAAATGATATTAAATTAAAAAATGAAGGAGAAAACAAAATGTTAACATTAGGAAATAAATTTTTAAAAAAAGTTTTAGGTGAAGAAAAATTAATAGAAAAAAATGATGATATAGAAGAAAAAGATGATGACATTGAATATGATGAAAATGATAGACAAAAAAATATAGTTGTAAAACGTTTTAAATTTGCGACACCTATCACTAAATTAATTTTGGATACATTATTAACATTAAATGTTCCACAATTAATTTTAACTAGAAATTTTTCTAAAGTAAGAACCGGAATTGTTGATTCATCAAGAATGATACAAAAAAATCCACGTGCAAAAATGTGGCTTCAAAGATTTAATGATGAACTACATACTTCCGACATTGTAAAAGAAAGTTATATAGATATTAAAGATGAGGTAGCTGATGTTGGCATCAAAAAAATATCAAAACAATTATTTGATATTTTAATTGCTTTTGGAATTCCAAAGGAAAATTTTGAATTTAAAAAAACCAACTTAAGATCTTTTTTTAGAAATACTTCATTAAGTATACAAAAAAATACAAAAATGAGGATAATACTAAAAAATTTACATATTTCATTAGGGTTATCTGATGATGAGGGGAATAAACATAATTTTGATGAACAAGCATCAGAAACTGTTATTGAAGAAGTTGATATAGCAAATGATATGTTTATAAACACTGTTGAATCATTGTTAACAGCTATTGGTGTACCAGATGAAAATCTTAAATATAAGAAAAGTCAATTAAGAAGATCTCTATTAGACAAAAAGGCAAGTCTTAAAAATATTCAATTAATAAGAAATAAAATATCAATGTTGATTGATTTAATAAATGAAAACACAAAGATAACAGAAGAAAAAAAAAGTGAAATAGTAGTACAAGATGTTAATAACAAAGCTCCGTTTAAAAAGGGTCAACGTGTAAAACATAGAATTGGCTTAACTAACGGTTCACCATTAGATGTAGTAACGTTAATATCTGATGAGATTGTTGATGAGAAGGGAAATAAAGGTTATAAATACCAAGTTGGTTCAATAAAGGGTTTTGCATATACAAAAGATCTTCTTAAAAGAAACCCAATAAGAGAAAACGTAGAAGAATTAGAAGATGATAGTATTATTGATGATATGGATATGCCAAAATCAAAGCATAAAAAACCAGAAATAAATCCAGAGGAAAAAAAGTGGCAAATTGCTTCTTTAGGTTCTGATGGAATGATGTTATCTGCAGAAAAAATGAAAATAAAGTTATCTGACACAGAAGTTGAAAAATTAATAAATGCATTTGGTGATAACTCTATAGTAACAGTAAAAGGTGAAAATAATAAAAAATTTATTTTTAGACCATTTAAAAAAGGTGGAAAATATATGTATGTTGTTAAACAAATGAATGATAATATATATCCAAATGGAATATTATTAAATGATGAACATATTGATTTAATATTATCTAATGTATAGAAATGTTGCTTAATGAAATAATAAGAGCCTTTGTAAGGCGCGGAAAAACTATTAAAAAAGTATATAGATGTACTGTTGGTATAAGAAAAGGAAGAGCTGTTTCTGATCCTGCACAATGTTTTGCCCCTAAAAAATCAGCAAGTTTGAGAAGTAAATTAAGAGCTAGTGCTATTAGAAATAGTACTAAACGAAAAATTAAATCTAAAATAGCTAGGAAAAAGGCCATACACTTCAGGCTTATTCGATTAAATAAAACAATAAAATCACGTTTTTCATAATAGGAGGGATAAATGCCATCAAAATTAAATTCTGAATTTAATTATCGTACTCAGGTTCAAGGTGAAACCGTTTGGGAAAAAATAAAAATTCTAAAGGGGTTTTTAGAAGGTAGAAAACGCGCAGCAGCTTTACAAGAAGTTGATCGTCTCAGATTATTATCAAAAAAAGAAAAACTTAAATGGTTACAGGAAAATAATGGCCCACTTTATGAAATTTATGAACTTCAATCAGAAATAGTAGAACTAGAATCTGTTGAAGAAACTAAAAAAGAAGCATATGAATTAAATCGCCAAGAAATTGAAATATTAGAAAGATTACTTGCTGAAGCATATGAAATAGCAGAACCAACAAGAATACCTGGATATACTGATGAACAAATGTTTGAAATAAATGCACCTAATGAATTTACTGTATGGTGTGCAAAAGAAATTCATGCTGAAATTTTGGCAAATGGTAGGCCATCTCCAGCAAGATTACGAAATGCTATGTCATGTCCAGAAACATGGAATGCTTTGAAAAAGATAGGGTTAATTCCAGAAAATGCTGCAATAATTCAAGGAAGTAATGACCCATTAAAAATTGAATTATCTAGCCCAATATTATCTATAGAAAATAAAATAAAAAATGAAGAAAAATCATCAATAGAAAATTTTATAAAAAATAAAGAAGATATTAAAATTTCCTATAAATATAGATAATATTATGTTGAATATATTAATGATTAATTTTTTGAAAGGGAAAATCTACTATGTTAATAGACGGAATTAATTTATTAGAAGGTTCAACACTAGTTAATCTTACAGTTGATTCTGGATCAACTTTACCAAGTTCACCATCAACTGGTGAATTATTTTATAAATTACCAGACAAAAAACTTTATGTATATGATGGAACTTCATGGCTTGAGGCAATATCATTACCAATAGGTTCTGAAGTTTCTCTTAAACAACTTGAACAAAATTCTCAAAGTGCGTCATATACACTAGTATTATCAGATTCTGGAAAACATATATTACATCCATCAGCTGATACATCTTCAAGAACTTACACTATTCCAAGTAATAGTAGTGTTCCATTCCCAATTGGAACTGCTGTAACATTTGTAAATCAAAATGGTGCAGGTACAATCACAATTGCTATAAATAGTGATACTATGAGGTTAGCTGGTGCTGGTACTACTGGAAATAGAACATTAGCACCAAATGGTATTGCAACAGCACTTAAGATAACATCAACAGAGTGGATAATAAGCGGAACAGGTTTAACATAATATAATATAAAAATGACAAAATTTAACTATAAAAATTTTGATACGTTGGATATCAATACGATGAGATTTTATGACCTCGGTATTAATAAAAAATATCCATCTATAACAACAATACTTAGTCATACAAGTCCTAAAGAAAAAATACAATCATTAGAAAATTGGAAAAAATCTATTGGTGAAAAAGAAGCAGCAAAAATAGCAAGAGATGCAGCTGATAGAGGAACAACACTTCATTTATTAGCCGAAAGATTTTTAAAAAATGAACCATTAATTAAAGATAATGAAAATATATCCCAGTCACATATTGGGATATTTAATGGTTTAAAATTATTTTTAAATAATGTAAATGAAATTTGGGGCCAAGAAGTTACATTATATTCAGATATTTTAGAAATTGCTGGAAGATGTGATTTAATCTGCAAATATAAAGGAATTCCATCAATAGTCGATTTCAAAACAACAACAAGATTAAAAACAAAAAATGAAATAGAAGATTATTTCTTACAAGCCGGTTTTTATGCATTTGCGCATAATGAAATGTTTAATACTAAAATAAACAATTTAATTATATTGATGGTTAATAATAATGGTTTTCCGTTAGAATTTAATGAAAAATTAGATAATGTTATAGAAAAGCTAATAGATAGAATAAACGAATTTTATTCTTTATATATTAATATCTGAATTCAATAACTTTGAAGACACATTTATATTTTTTGACTATATAAAATTTATTTTAAAATTTAATTATATATGAGTTTTTAATAAATAATTAAATAAATTATTTAATTTTATTAAAAAGGATTAAAATATGGATACAATTAATAATCAACAACAAATAACATTTACAACACCTATTAGTGTTGAACCTAATTCATTAGAACAAACAAATAATAATATTAGTGACAATCAAATTAATAAACAAAATATATATGCATATCCATCAAATATTAATGTCATTAGTAATGATGAAAATCAAGATATTATAAAATTTGAAATAATATTTAATGTTATGATATTTGACGGTTCAAAATTTATAACATCATCTGTTAAAAAAATATTTGAAATAAATAAACAAAATTTAGCATCAGAAATGTTAAAAGATCTCTCATCTGAAAAAGTTATTACTATTGAACATAAAGAAAATAAAAGATTAAATAATAGAGTACGAGAATTAGCAGGAATTCCAGGAAAAGGAACATTTGTTTAATATATGAAATTAATAATTTTAACAACTGAACCCGAAAATTTTGTTCCACAAGAATTAAAAAAGAAAGCAGAAGAAAAGGGACATGATATAAAAATCATAAATTTTGATGATTGTTATATTTTTGCTTCGGAAGAACCATTTATATCATATAATGGAGAAAAATTATTAGAAGCAGATATTTGTATTCCAAGAATATCTGAAAACAATATAGAATATAAAGTCGCTATTGTAGACAATTTATCAAATGCTGGAATTAAATGTTTAAATACTGGAAATGGGATATTACTTGCTTCTAATAAATTAAACTGTCAAATAACATTAAATAAAGCTGGAATTAAAACACCAAATTCAATAATGTTAAATAACTATGATCAATTAGATTATGCTGTTAAATCATTAGATAGAAAATTTCCAATTATAATAAAAACAATTTATGGAACACATGGTATTGGCGTAATGCGTGTTGACAGTATAGAAAGTTTACGTTCTATCGTTCAATATCTTTTAAAAATTGATTGTAAATTTATTCTTCAAGAATATTTGAAACATGAAGAAAGTTATAGAATATTAATGTTAAACAATGAGGTTATTGCAGCTGCAAGTAGATCTGTGCCAGAAAATGATTTTAGAACGAATGCACATCAAGGTTCAGAATTAAAGTATTATTTTCCAAGTGAGCAAGAAATAGAATTAGCAAAAAAATGTTCAGAAATAGTAAATTTAAATTTTATAGCAGTAGATTACATTAAAAATGGTGAAGATCTCATAGTATTAGAAATTAATTGTTCACCTGGATATGAAGCTCTACAAAAAATAGTTGATTTTAATATTTCTGAAAAAATAATAGATATATGTCATAAAATAATTCACGGTGATAATCAAATTGAAAAAACAGAAGATGATATATCAAAAAATAATAAAACTGATACTGATAAAATAGAAAATAATGAAGAAGAAAAAACACAGCAAAATGATAATTATCAAGAAAAAAATAATTTAACAGATGTTGATCTTGAAAACAATTCTAATAATATAATCGGCACAGTTACTAATATTATAATTAAAAATTTTAATGATGAGAAACCAATAGAAGCACGTATTGATACTGGTGCAACTAACAGTAGTATAAATGGTAAAGATATAGAAATTAAAGATAATACAGTCAAATTCACTTTTGGAAAATATAGATATAAATTTTATCTATCTAGAATTGCTAAAATAAAAACTCCTGACAGCGAAACAGAAGAAAGACCTGTTATTAATGTTGATGTTTCAATTAATGGAAATATAATAAGGAATGTTGAATTTAATATTAATGAGCGTGATCATATGAAATATGATGTTATTTTAGGTCGTTCAGTTTTAGATTTAGCTAATGTTTTAATTGACCCAAAAATATCAAATACTAATAATGTAAATTTTACAATAGAGAAGTAAAAAGGAATAATATATGAAACCATATATAAAAAATAATATTAAATTTAGAATAGTTTCTAGTAATGCAATTGCAAAATTTAAATCAGGTCAAGCATTTGATTTTAATGAAATAACAACATCAAATTCATCATTTTCTTTTGCAACAAGAGAAATTTTGCTTTTAGAATATGAATATTTTTTTAAATGGTTATTGAGAGTAGAAAAATTATTTTTAATGTTAGAAGAAAATGAAAAACCTTTAATATTAAATAATACATTATTATCTTCAATTGAATATTTATTAATTGATATTGAAGAAGTCATGTCATCTTATCCTGAATTATTTGATAATAAAATTATTGAATATATTAAAAATTTTCATAATACATATTTACAAATTTTAAATTTGAATATAAAAAATTCATTAATAGATAATATCTATTTTGCATATCCAAAAATTGTAAATATAATTTCATTATATTTACAAGAAATTATGTTAATTCTTCATGATTATGATAATAATGTTTTTTCTAAAAGAGAACAAGAATTTTTATCAATAACTGATATGTGTATAAATAATTCATTAGAAATAAATTCAGAATATTATTTAATTGATAGAGCTAAATTTTTTAATAAAGAATTTAACATAAACAAATTTATATTAAAAAATTATTCATCAAATAATAATATAGAAAATATTATATCAAAACTATCAAAACTAAAGTTAACAATATCTGACATTAAAAACATAAAAACAAAAATAAATGTAGGAGAATAATTTAAAATGAATAATTTATTTTTAAAAGAAATTATTGATTTATTATCTTCATTAACAACAGGAGAAATAATATCACTAATATTTATGATTGGTGGTTTAATATTTTATTGTATAAAATGGTACTTAAATGTTACTCAATTTGTTAAAGATACAGCAAAAGAAGAAATTAAAAAAGAAAGTGAACATACAGATAGTGAAAAAATTAAAGATCAATTATTAGATTTGAAAAATGATGTTACAGATTTATTAGATATATCAAAAAAATATTCTAATGATGTTGATAAAAATATTAATGAACAAATATTATTAGTGATCAATAAAATAAATGAAATAAAAGATATTTTTAATTCTAAGTTAATTGTATTAAATGATCAAATTGATGACGTTTATAAAAATATTAATGAAAAATTAGAAAATGCGAATGATATTCATAAAGAATTAATGAATACTTTAAACATATTAAAAATATCAATAGACAGACTAGAAACAACTATTAAAGATATGTCACCAGAAAACAAATTATTACACCAAGAAACATTAAGACAAATCCAAATAATATCTAAAGATTTAGCAACACTTCAAGGAACTATTATAGGAAACATGACAAGTTCTAGATTTACTCTTAAATAAATTTATAATATAAATATTAAAAGTATATAAACGAAGGAGTATTATGGCTAATAAAAAAATAATTAAAAGTCCATTTTTAATAGTTGAAGAATTTATTTCTCCAAAATTATGTGAACAAATAATAGATAACATTCGTGTTGAACAATGTGATTTAGATAAAGATGGTGATCCTGTTCCAATGGAAAGACAACATGAAGAATTACAAATAGTTATTTTTAATAAATTTAAAGAATATATACCAAAAATAGAAGAAAAATACGATGCTAAATACAAAGGAACAAATTCTATAACATTTCAATATTTTCCAGAATTAGCAAAAAAACCAGCACAACAACCAGGATGTGAAAATTCAAAATATCTTAGAAAAAAATGGGTAAAAATTAAAGATGTTGATTTGACTTCTGTTTTATGGTTAAAAAATTATCAAGACCGTACACCGTTAGATCCTAGAACAGAAGTGTATGGTGGTAAAATAGAATTTCCGGCATATAATTTTTCATTAGTTCCACAAAGGGGGACTTTGGTTATTTTTCCAGCTGGTCCTCATTTTATTACAACGATATCACCAATATTAGTAAGTGATTTATATCAGGTAAAAATTAATATATCTATAGAAAATAAAAATGGTGGAATTTGGTTATATCAACCAGCAAATTTTCCTGGATCATGGCAACAATGGTTTGAAGGATATTTTTAATTTTATTAATATATTATAAAATTTAAAATATTTTATTAAAAAATTTTCTTATTTCCAGATAAAATCCCCACCAATATTAATAAATGAATGATCAGGTTCTGATTTAAAATTGTTATTTTTACAAATAAAATCACCACCTACTTCTCTTGGCCCACCATGTAATGATATTAATTGATTATTTGAACAATAAAAACCACCACCTACTTCTCTTGGTGCACCTTCTAATGATATCAATTTATTGCCATAACAATAAAAATTACTACCAACATATTTTGGTCCACCTTTTAATGATGTTAATTGATTATGATAACAATAAAAACCATCACCAACTTCTCTTGGCCCACCTTTTAATGATATTAAATCATTATATGAACAATCAAAATTACCATCCACTTCACCAAATTGGACTGGTATATATGTTAATTTTTTAAAAGAAATATTAACATTTCCATTAACATCAACAATACCATTATCATGAATGGTATAATTTTTAATGTTCATCTGTTTTAACCAATTCTCAATATCTGATTTATTGGTTAAGAATTGTTGTTCTTCTTTTAAAAATAATTCTTGTAGTTTCATTTCCAGATAAATTCTCCATGAATATTAATAAATGAATGATCAGGTTTTGATTTAAAATTATTATTTGAACAATAAAAACTACCACCTACTTCTTTAGGTGCACCTTTTAATGATGTTAATTGATTATTTGAACAATCAAACGTGTTAGCTACTTCTATTGGTGAACCGTGTAATGATGTTAATTGGTTATTTAAACAAATAAAATTACCATTTATATATTTTGGCCCACCATGTAATGATATTAATCTATTGTTAGAACAATAAAAACCATTACCTATGTCTTTTGGTGCACCGCGTAATGATGTCAATTTGTTATATGTACAATCAAAATTACCACCTACTTCTCTTGGTCCACCTTCTAATGATGTTAAATAATTATATGAACAATTGAAATCACCATTTATTTCTATTGGTCCACCATGTAGTGTTGTCAATTTATTATTGTAACAATAAAAATTACCACCTACTTCTCTTGGTGCACCTTCTAATGATGTTAATTTATTTTTTGAACAATCAAAAATACCACCAACTTCACTTGGTGAACCGTGTAATGATGTTAATTTATTACTTTGACAATAAAAACTATCATCAACTACTCTTGGTGCACCTTCTAATGATGTTAATTGATTAGTTGAACAATCAAAATAATTACCTACTTCTTTTGGTCCATTTCGTAATGTTTTTAATTGATTATATGAACAATTAAAATAACCACTAACAGATTTTGGTGAACCGTGCAATGAAATTAATTTATTACCTGTACAATAAAAACCACCATTTACTTCACCAAATTGGACTGGTATATATGTTAATTCTCTAAAAGAAATATCAACATCTCCATTAACATCAACTATACCATTATCATGAATAGTATAATTTTTAATACCCATCTGTTTTAACCAATTCTCAATATCTGATTTATTGGTTAAGAATTTTTGTTCTTCTTTTAAAAATAGTTCTTGTAGTTTCATTTCCAGATAAAATCTCCATGAATATTAATAAATGAATGATCTGGTTCTGATTTAAAATTATTATATGAACAATCAAAATTACCACCCACTTCTTTTGGTCCACCTTGTAATGATGTTAATTTATTATTTGAACAATTAAAATTGATACCTACTTTTATTGGTGCACCTTCTAATGAAGTTAGATTATTTTTATAACAATAAAAACTATAACCTACTTCTTTTGGTCCACCTTGTAATGATGTTAATTTATTATTTGAACAATTAAATTCTCCACCAACCTCTTTTGGAGAACCACGTAATGATGTCAATTGATTATGTGAACAATAAAAACCATAACCTACTTCTTTTGGTCCACCTTCTAATGATGTTAATTGATTAATTGAACAATCAAAACCATTACCTACTTCTTTTGGTGCACCTTGTAATGATGTTAATTTATTACCATAACAATAAAAACTATCACCAATTGCCCCTGGTGATCCTATTAATGATGTTAATTTATTATTTGAACAATCAAAATTACCATCTACTTCACCAAATTGGACTGGTATATGTGTTAAATTTCTATTAGAAATATTAACATCTCCATTAACATCAACTATACCATTATCATGAATGGTGTAGTTTTTAATTTTCATTTTTATTAACCAATTCTCAATATCTGATTTATTGATTAAAAATTTTTGTTCTTCCTTTAAAAATAATTCTTGTAGTTTCATTTTTTCTTTAATTTATTCAAAATTTATTTTAATAATATTTATATTAATTATTATAATATAATTCCCATTTACCATTTTTAAATGATGATCCTACCCATTCATAAACATTATTAATTAAATATGTCAAATTACCTGATATATCTTCACCATAATTAATATGGACCAGTGAACGCTCTGGACCCGTTATTATTCCAGATGGAGTTAATGGTAAACCATCACCACTAGAAAGATATGTTTCTGGAAATTCTAAAAATTTATACATTAATTCATTTGTATTAGGATCTATTGCTGTTTCAACATCAGATGGTCTTGTATCATATATATCTATATCTGGGGGTAACATTTCTATTAATTTACTAACTGAATTAATAGCCAATCTAACATCTGCTAATGCTCGTGATGTTATTAAAATTTCTTCTGTTGGATATGTTATATCTAAAAATGGTGGTGTATTAAATTTAATTATAACTCTATCTGATAAACTCTGAACTGAAATATAATTTTTATCCTGACCTTTATTAATTGAACGAAAAAAAGCATTACCTATTTCTAATCTAGAACGTCGTTCATTATGGGTACGCATAAATGCAGACGATATAGAAGGATTATATATTGGTGTATACAGATATTCTTTTTTCTTATTGTATGGCATCATTTATTTTCCACGAAAGTGTCAGGTGACGCATCACTTATGGCTCCACTATGACAATCATCATCACAACAATGTGGAACATTTAGATGACTAACATATGCAACCAAAATATTATTAGCATAAACAGTTTTTGCATGTTCCATAATAACAGTAGGAGGCCAACAGGCATGCCCCGTAGTGGCATCATGCCATCTAGCAAATGGTATACCATTTACAAAGACGTTAGGACTTCCTTGTGCTATAAAATCACCACAAGTAAATGGATCTCCAATTCTAGCGGCTGCAGGCATTTTAAACCTATTCTAAATTAATAACAATAAATATTATAATATTTATAGGGAGATTACATAATGTTTATTATTAAGGCTTTATTATCAAATTATCACAACAATGAAATAATAGCACATTTAACATCTTTAGATGAAAATTCTAATAGACTCCGTTTTGGTGTTTTTATGAATAATGATTCTATAAAAAAATATGTTAATTCTATAGATTTTAAAAAAGATAGAGTATATGGTGCATATGATGATGCTCTTAAATTAGTAGGTATGGTCCACATTGCATGGATAAAAAATGATAAAAAATATGCTGAAATAGGTATTAGTGTTGATCAATCAGTTAGAAGAGGTGGCATTGGTGGAAAATTATTTAAAAAAGCTATTAATTATGCTAAAATGTATGGAGCTAAAAGATTATATAGTTTTTGTTTAACTGAAAATACAGCAATGATGAATATGGCAAAAAAAGAAAATATGATAATAGAAAAAATAGCAAATGAAGCAGAAGCATATATGGTTATTGATGATAATGTACCATTAGATTTATATTTTCAAGAATATGCTGATGAAATAATTTCAAATACAGAATTTTTTAATAAATATGTTACCAATAATGTGGTCAAACCAATAACTGAATATCTTAATAATAATTTAAAAGATATTTTAGAAAAAGTAAATAAAAATGCACAATTTAACAGATGAACTACCGCGTAATTAAAGACAACGTGGTTTCCGAACTCATCGACTCAGCTAACATCGCTAACGCCTCCTTCAGTTCGTGTTTAAAGTCCGATTGCATTCCACAACCAGACATTTGGTTTAACCTTTTGCAAAGTATATTTTTAGCAGCATTGACATCCCTATCATGGTGTTCACCATAAGCAGGGTATGTCCATTCTCTAATAGAAAGGTTCATATTTTGCACGATGTGTTTGCAATAAGAATAGGTTTTTTTGGGGTTTTAATGGATTTGAAAATCCAAGAGTTAAAATAATATAGATTAAACGAATGCAGTATTTCTTTTTTGTATATATTCTATACCTTGTGTATCAGTTCCTTTAATCATATTTGAAAAACCAGCATGATGATATGCATAACACCATTCCATCTTTGTCAATGATGAATATTTAGCGGTTACTGAATTAGATACAATATTTACACCATTTATTCTGGTTTTACCAGAAGCAATATAACTATTATATCCTGGTAAAATTTCTTTTTTATACCATGCAACCATTGCATGTGTTGCATATACAGGATCACATCTATTTTCACAATTAAATTCAATATTTGCTAATGCTGGTGGCGCAAATGGACCACCCTTATAAAATTTTTTGGCAGTTCCATCTAAAAATTGATATAATCCTGTTGCTGTTGAATTTGGGTTTTTTGCATATGGGTCATACTCACTTTCTATTTGTGCAACAGCATGAATAAATTTTCTATCACTTGCATCTAATTCTGGATATTGATCTAATACACTATCTATTTGTGCTTTAACTGTTGATAAATCAGGCGTTGTTTGAGGAGCACACTGTGCTCTTCTATTTGGATTAGAACTCACTATTTGTCTTTGGGGCATAGGTGTTGTATCTGGTGTTGAAGGTAAAAGTGGTGGATTAAAAACAGGACAAGGAGTATTTGATACTGTAGCTGTTGTTAATGCATTATTTGTATTTGTTTGAGATGTAACAGGTCCTGATGGTTGACCTGGATCTCGTTCTCCATATGTATTAATTCCTGCATCAGATATCATAACTTGACCACGAATATATGGTAAAGGATCTATATTTGATCCACCAGCTTTTATAATTTCAAAATGTAAATGTGGTCCTGTGCCAACACCAGTATTACCCTCTTTACCAATTGGTGTTCCTGCTGCAACTTTTTGACCAACACTTACATATATAGATTGCAAATGGGCATATAATGTATCACACATATGTTTGCCAGAAGCATTTTTATGCCTTATAATAACTCTATTTCCATATCCACCACTTTGCCCAACAGAAATAACTTCACCATCACAGGCAGCAACAACATCTTTTATAATACCACCACTATATGCAAAATCACATCCTTTATGTACGTCACTGGCACGTGGTGTTGGTCTAGCTCTTGGACCAAAAGGAGATGTTAATATTGATCCAGGTAAAGGATGAATAAATTTTAAATCATCATTTGTGCATCTTTTTGGAACAACAGTATACGTTCGCTTATCAATTAAACCTGAACTATCGTATGCTTCAATTTCTATATTAAATGTTCTTCCTTCTAATAATGGATCAAATGTTCCAGTTAATGTTCCTGTAGATGTGTTAAAAGTCAAACCGCTTATAGATCCAGACGGCATTGCCCAACTTGTTGCAACTCTCGGTCCCGATACTTTAAATTGTTGGTTTACTGTCATAAAACAGTCTGGAACAATAGACGGTGTTATGATTTTATTTTCAGGAAGTTGTCCACCTGCCTGATTTCCATCGATACTACCTTGTCTAGCAGTATAACATTCTAAATTTTCACCCTGTCTTAAAAATGTTGGTTGATTGAATTCTGGTGTTGGTGTCCACGCTGGGGCACGAATAGGTTTTTTACCACAGCAACCCATATTATTTTATATCTTTTTCAGTTACAGATTCTTCATTAAATTGTTTTATTTTAGAAATATTTCTTTCTAAAATGTACATACGTTCTTCTGTATCAAGAATCCATTGCGAAACATCTTTTTGTGTTGCTGAATCAATATCTATTTTTTTGCCATACGGAGGAATAACTAAAAATTCTGATGGAATTTTTATTTTTGTTATTCTAGTTTCTATAATTGGTTTTTGTTCAAGTGTTGCACAACCAGATAAAATAAATATTAATGATAAAAATATAATAATATTTTTCATTTTATTTTTCTCCATCAATTTTTCTTTTGTCGCGCATTGTTTGAATTCCATTTATTGTATCTTTTAAAACTTTTGAAATTGGTCCATCATCTTCAGATTTCATTCTTTCAATTTGAGAACGTAGTTCATTAATAGATGATTTATCTCTTCCTATTTGAATTTTAAGATCAGTTACTAATTTATTTTTTATTTCGTCATTTTTTTCTAATGCTTTTATTGTTTTAATATTTGCTTCATTTACTTTTTGGAGTAAAGTATTTTCTATTTTTAATGCTTCTTTTTCAGCTTCTAAGCGTTGAATAGTATTCCACATATACCAACCACCAATTATAACTGAAGCTGATAATATACCACCTATAACTAATTTAGTAGCAACTTTTTCTAACCCGAACATTTTTTTCTCCTATGAAATATTTTATATTTTTTATATTAAAATATTTATAAAAAATAGTTAAAAATTTAGTTTAAATAAATACAAATTAAATAAAATAAATTAACTCTCAAATAAAAATTTTATGCAGTAGATTTTGTAAATGAATTAGAATTATTTGATGCTATACACGTAACTACGCCTGTTTCATTAGATGTAAATGTTATTTGCAGATTATTGTCATTGACGTGCTGAATTATTTTAGGAAGTGCTTTTGTTAATTGCCCAGATTTATAAATTAAAACATCAAAAATTGGCTTTTGACCTAAATTATGAGGAATATTCCAAATATTTGATGAAGTTGATTGTTCATGTATATGTTTAGCCATTTTAAACAACCTCCGCTGTACCAGAAATAGGTGTAGAAAATGTTAATGTAACAGTATTAGAATTAACAACCTGAATATTAGAAGGTAATACTTTTGTCATTTGCCCACCATCGTTATAAAACACGTCAACAATAGGTGCTTGTGTACCTAAATTATGATTAATTGTCCAGACTGTAGCAGGTGTAGATTGTGTATGTTTATATCCTTTAATTGATGAATATGCCATAATTATACTCTCCTATATTAAATACATCTAGCTTGACCTGTTTGTGGTGATGAAAATGTGATTGTCAACTGACTATTACTATTGTGTACTATAGATAATGGTTGAACTTCATTTTGACCAATAAATACTCTAACTATAGGATTATATCCTAATCCATGTAAAACAGTCCATGTACTAGATAAAGTTGTTTGATAATGTATATATGAATAATTTGGACGTAAATTTCCATCTTGTGATCCAACAATAATTATAGCTCTTCCAGCTGTTGATGTTCCAAAATTAATATTAATATTATTATTATCAACTATAGTTATTTCATTTGGTATTACCATTTGATCAGATGTATTATATACCTGAACATTAACTGTTCCAGCGTTTAAATTATGTTCAATATTCCATGTTGATGCTGGAGATGATTGTGTATGAATATATGTTTCTATTTCTCTAGTTAATGGGACCCATACTGGTGTTCCGCCACCTAAATCAACACAAATATAAACTATTTTATTTTTAAATAATATTCTTCCGACAACTGGAGAAGATGGAAAATCTGTTTCTTGTTGAAGAGAACACTGTTGAATTTGATTTTGTAATAAATCTATGTTACCATGTACTTTCATTATATTATCTCCTCTTTTTTACTGTACTTTTATTTTAATATTTATAAAAATATAAAAATGGAGCATAATTTTTAAAAATTACGCTCCTAAATTATTTTTTAAACATTTTAATTATAAATTATAATCCCATTACAACAACTTTACATGCAAGTGCAGCATTAAATGTTACAGTCAACTGATTATTACTATCAAATACTATTGATTGTGGTATTACAACTTCATCATTTGCTGCATCAATTACAGTAACATTGCAATATTGTTGATTTAAATTATGTATAACTGTATGAGTGGTATTTGATGTACCATTATATAAGAAATATGCCTTTTTATTTGTCCATTTTGTACCATCATACATTAACACATGTTTATCAGCAGGAGATGATGTTATAACATTTGCTAAATCATTAATATTTGCATTAAGCGTAATTGTTAATGTATCTGTTGCTGTTACTGTAGTATTAATACCCGTTCCACCAACAACTGATAATGTATCACCAAGATCAAGATCTTGAGTACCTGTATTACCAGTAATAGTTATTTTACTATTAACTAATTTATTGTTGGTAATTGATCCAGCCAACATTGTATTTGTTATACCACCAGCTTTAACTCTCAATGTATCTGAGTTAATCTCTATTGAACTATCATCAACGTTTACTGATAATGCCGTACCATTACCACCAGATAAACCATTACCAGCAACTGATGTTGTAAGATGTACTTCAGAAATGCTATTACTATTAACTTTTAATCCATTTACACCTTGTGTTAATGTAGAACCATCTAATAATAAGAATAGTTTAGCATTTGTTCCAGTACTACGTGTTGATCCATCTTCAGTTAAAATGATACCACCAGATGTTGGTTGATATAAATCTAGACCAACTTCGTCTGTTGGAAGTTCTTGAATACCAGCACCTAAGTTGATATTAAGCACATTACCATCATATTCTAAACCAACACCTGCACCAATTGAACCTGGACCAGCAATTTCTGTCCAATTGTGGTCTAATGTTGAGTATAGATAAACATGTCCATATTCATAACAAAGTTTATTATGTACTAGGACAGTTGTTCCACCTTTTACTGCACCACGAATTTCAGTAAAGTCTGTTAATGCTGACCATAAATTATCTGGTGAACCATTACTAATTAATATTGTATCAGTTGAATTTGCACCAGTGATATGAATATGTCCATCAACAATAGATGCTGTTGCACCAGTTAAATCAGCATTAATTTCATTAACCAAATCACTAAATGTTTGTGCTGCTGAACCAGTTACAGTAACTGCGTTTGGTGTACCATTAATTGTAACTGTTGCGTTATAAGTAGTTGCAGGTGCTAAACCGGTTGTTGATGATCCAGTTTTATTTGAACTAAACATTACGCCTTGATAGTTTTGTGCATGTGGTTTACTCCAGCTTGAAGCTAAATTAGCAGCACCACCAACATATTCAACTAAATCTTTAGCTCTCATGTCTGCAGCATATGCACCTGAACCCATTGGGCCACGTTCAACAGCAACTAAAAATCTATCACCCGCTGTTA